CGCATGGTTGTCTCTGACTTTGCGTGTCCAGCAAATATCATAGCCTCCTGCAGAGGCATTCCGCGGTTCAATGCATTCGTCAGAGCCGTCCTCCGGAATCGATGCGGATGCGCATTTTCTACACCCGCCTTCTCTCCAATCCGCCGGATGATATCCTCAATTCCTGTTTTCGTCAGCCGGCTATTCGGTTTCTTGCTTCCAACAAATAGTGCCGGATTATTGTCTTTTCTGCTTTCCAGATATTCTTTCAGGTACATATTGGTTCGTTCATTGATGTACACCGTCCTTTCTTTCGCTCCTTTTCCATACACAATCAGTTCTTTATTCGCATACCGGATATCTTCCCTGTTAATCTCTGCAAGCTCCGATACTCTGACCGCTGTGCTATATAGGAATTCTAGTAACGCTTTATCCCGGAGACTGCTGCATTTACGCAGCATCCGCTCCCGTTCTTCATCAGTATATGGTTTTCGGATCTTCTTTTCTACTTTGATAGATTCCACCAGCACCATAGGATTTCTCCGAATCCGGTCACGATCTCGCAGCCATCCAAAGAAACTGCTATACACCGCCCGGACGTTCTTTAGCGTCTGGTTTGCTACCTTGCGGATCATTTTATAAGCCCGCATGAATCCAGAAATATCTCCAGAATCTATGTCCTTCACTGGCTTATTGATATAGGTCAGTAACCGAACCAGTTCATACCGATATTGCTTCACTATCTTTGATGCTTTTCCTTCCAGTGCTTTACTCATCAGAAACTCTTCCAGATCCACTTCCCAGCTCCTGTCTACAACCTGCAGGTCCGTTTCCTGGATTACTCTGCATCCGGTAAATGTCATCTGTAACACTTCTTTCAGCTCACGTAGTTGTATTTCATCTAATACCGGTTGCATTCTTCGCAATACATCCATTATTTTTGCTTCCATACATTGCTCCTTTTTGCTTTCAGTATATCAACTGGCGTACTGAATTAAGTAGCAAATTAACAGAGACAACTGCCGGCCTGTCAAAAGCAAATAACAGCTTAGGTGTTATAGGAACGCAGTATTTTGGAAAAACAGCTAGTTACAGCTATAGAAATGCTAATAACTGGGTAAATAATGTTGCAAAAGTTACACTTCCAAAAGGTACGTACATTTTTACAGTCACTGCAAAGCCGCAGGCATTAGGACAAAACCTCGATGTTTTTACCCTTGGCGTTACTGGTGTTTCTTTGTTGGAGGCACAAAGTACTTCTCTTATTTATTTCGGATCTGGTTTTTATCCGACGTGCACACATACCTTCGTTGCGTCCGTAAATGCCGGCACGTATGGTTTGGCTATATGGAGTAGCCATAACAGAACGGTGAATGATGTAGAAATTATGGCAACCCGTATAAAATAACTTCGGTGATTACAAGATCTTCTTATAATAAACCGATATATTTTTCCATGTTTCTGTGTAACCGCCATTCTGATATAGCCTTAATCGGATTTTCTCATTAGCTGCTTTTGTTGTAAGAACGTAGAATCCATTCAAATCTATAGCGAAACCATTGTGCGAGCAACTGCCGACAGAATGAAAACCACCGGTTCCATCTACACCATTTACCTGTATGCCTAAATTTGATACTCCAGATGTCGGTGTTCCACTCATTGTAGCATTGCAATAGATAACATAGCTTCCGGCAGAAGGTAATGTTACATAGTCTGTATAGGTTGCAACACCATTACTGGATGACTTGTTTGCCAACTTTACAGTTTTTGTCGAGCCAAGATTATTTATGGAATCGGAAAGCACGGTTAATTCATTTTTGGCATTTACTAAATTGCTACTTAATTCAGAAAGTCCATCCGTCACACTCAACAAACTCTTCACTTCTGTAACATTGATTCCATCATAATGCACTTCAAAGGCCGGGCATTCATCCACAAGATCTCCATTCTGCAAATTTCCCGAAGTGTATGCCGGCACTGCCGGATTACTTGCAACCGGTGTACCCTGGATCACCTTCCAACTGCAGTTTTCAACCTCTGTCTCTGCATTTCTGGTATACCGATTTACAATAAGATCAATCCTTTTCATTCCCTGACTACCATTTGTCAGTGTAACCTCATCATAAGTACCAATATCCACGCAAGATATACAGCCGTGATGCGCCATCATCCCACTTCGGATTTTCAGCAGATTATTACTGCTAAGTTCCGGCTTCAGATTCTCTCCGCTTGTTATAATATAACTCCCCTGCCCGATAATCCCCTCCAGCATCTGCCGGAACTGCTGCGAAGTCACATGTGGTAATCCGGTTCTTCCAGATACAATTTTCATTCTTCATCTTCTCCTTCCAGTTTATAAGTAATTGATTCCACATCATTCGTAATCTCATAAATGATATTTTCGATTGGTTTTGACATATACATCCCAGTCAGGTAATCCCTGCCACCGACAATATCTCCAATCCCAACCTCGATTCCAAGCTTTGCAACATCCATCTGAAATGTCTTTTTATTCATCAGCTTCTGCAATTGTTCCGCGGACGTTTTCTCCAGCTCTGCTGTTTCTGTGCTCGTATTTTCGTATACTGCTGAGATTTCATTCAGTCCTTTGTAATACTGCGTCTTTCCAATGCTTCCATCTTTCTGCACATACAGATGGAATATGTTCCTCTCCTGCATTTCCCCTTTTCCAGTTACAACCAGATGATTTACGCCATTTTGTTTATCATCCATCGTGAAATTCAGTCGACTGTCCTGTGACAATTCAATCTGCGCAGAATAATCAGTAATCGGAACTGCTTCAACCAGAATATAACATGGTTCATCCTGTTCTTTGATCAACCGGATCTGCAGGCGGTATCCAACACTTTTCAGCATTTTGGTAAGACCTTCCAGTAATGTGCAGTACCGGTCAAATTGAAAATTCTTTACAGATATACCCGTGTCTTCTGATGAAACTCTGAATAATCCATCAAACTCCGGCTCGATCAGTGTTTTCATTACCTGATTCAGTTCTCCGGATACTGTTTTATAATCCGATCCGGCAGGCGGCACGATCACCTTATACTGCAGTCTTCCCCGCCATGTGATTCCCTTCAGCTCCACATAATCCAGCGTTGTATCTGTCAGCACCTCTCCGATAATGCCTCCATATTCTGTCTCCGTAATATAGACATAGCTTGAAAAGGTCAGCTCCGGATACCAGTTCGACCTTGCAATCTGTACAGAAAATTCGTACTCGCCATTCGTATCCACTGTGATATTTGAGTCCAAAATCGCTCCCAGTTCTCTTCCATCACTATCTGCAAGAATTATGTCCTTTACCACGGCGGCTCCCTCCTGTTCAAAAATAAAGTCAGGTCAAATCCATAATCCCCGGACCAGTTAATATTTAAAAGCCCGGATGGTATTCTCTCGAAAACAGTTTGTTTCTGTGCTCTCTGATTAAATAAATTTTGTACCGTTCCATTCGTCAAATATCTTCGGATCGTTCTTCTCTGGCTGTCTATAATCAGATATTCCCTGCTTTCAAGCGTCACGAAAAACTCATAAGGATAATCGTTGATCAGAATCTTCGGATTTACACATGGTCCGTAAATGATCATCCGGTACTCGCTTGGAATGATGTGAGCAACATCCCATGCTGCGATTCCTCTTTTTTCTCCGGCAAAATCAAACGGATAGTCATACTGAAAGTCGATTCCGGATGCTGCCGTTTCTTCCAATTGCGGAAAAAACTGTCTTGTAGCTTCTACTACCCATACAAGCTCTGGAGCCTGGAAGGTGATCTCCACTTCCGAATACACATATCCCTTCCATCCTTCTTTTGCCGACTTCAATACCTTGCATCTTAAATATGCACCATTCACGTACAGTTTCCCGTAGGTATCATTTTCTGCATCAACCGCAATGATCCGGTATAGCTGCTCCATATTCGCCTGAAATTCTTCCCGCTTTCCAAACACATCAATCGTCACTGTTTTTTCATATCCGTCCGAAGACTCTGACCAGTCCGCATCGAACCAGTCAGTCTTCGTTGTACGAAAAGGAGCTTTCAAAAGATTCAGCTTTTCGCCGTTCATATTTTCATAATACACAATCATACCTGTGGCACTGCTCCTTTCGGTAATGGTCTGTCTATCCGTTTCGTATCCAGGAATACCGGCTTGTTGCCATTTTCTTTTTCAATCTTCCTCTGGATACGTTCAAATCTGTCGTAATCAAATCCTTGATCCTTAAAGATCGGATTATTCTTTATTCCGCCTACCGTTTTATCCGGATTAACGGATGTTGTAAGCTGCACACTTCTTTGCAGACTCTGGACTGCTTTTTGTACTCCGGCATTCATGGATCCGACCGGAATATTCTTCTCAAATCCGATTCCCATACCAAGAGCCATCATCTTACCAACCTGGTCCCGGAATACTCTCGATGGAGAATGAATACCAAGTTTTGACTTGATTGCATCTAATGCGCTACTTGCCGCAGATGTTGCCGCGCTGATCAGGCTTCCTACCGCACTGGATATACCACTTGCAATTCCGGAAATGATATTCATACCAACACTGCCCCAGTTTACACTGGTAAATGCATTTTTGATCTGGCTGATCATGGATGGAATCTTACCAAGTAACGCCGGGATTCCCTGAACCAGTCCGACTGCGAGCTGCGTGATAATCTTCACACCAGTCTGTATGATCTTCGGCAAATTCGTGATAATCATAGATGCCAGCTTGCCGATGATAACCGGTGCTTTCGCTGCCACCTGCGGAATCGCGTTTGCAATTCCCTGTGCCAAGCCTTCCATTAACCGTAATCCGGAAGTTATTAACTGCGGAAGATTACTGATCAGCGACTCAACCAGAGTCAGAATCATCTGTACTGCTGCCGGAATTAACTGCGGAAGTTGTGCGCCCAGGCTGCTTACCAGAGTTGCTATGATGCTTGCACCTACGGAAATGAGCGATGGTAGATTTGCCGTGATTGCATTCATCAATCCCAAGATCAGGGTTGCACCTGATGAAATCAGTCCCGGAAGTGCTGCTGTGATTCCTGCCCCAAAGTTAGATATGATCTCCGGTCCTTTGGTCTGCGCCAGAAGCAGGATCTGGTCAATCTGTGTACCAAACTGACTGTAAACCAGTCCAAGACCGGCTACCACAACGGCTGCAACTGCACCGAAATTCATCAACCCTACAAATGACGGAATAAAGCCGGCTACTGTTCCAAGAACTCCCTGCAAAGCAGAACCAATCTGTCCGCCCCATGCTCCCAGATAACCGGCAGTATCTCCAAGTAGCGAAAACGCGCTTGTAATTCTAGGAATTTTTGATGCGATTGCAGAACCGATCTTTCCAACTGCCCCTCCGATTTTACCTGGGACACCGGAAACTACCTTGCCGATCTTTCCGACAGTAGCTGACAATTTCGGAGTCAGTACCTGAAACGGTCCTGTAATTGCACCGCCAAGCCCTTTCAGGCTACCCGTAAAATCTTTCTGAAAATTTGTAGCCGATTTTGTTGCGCTTTTGAATCCCTTCGGAAGCTTTCCAAGCTCAGACAAAACACCCGTTGTAATTCCGCTGAATCCTTCAACGGCTGTCTGTACATTGCCGATCTGTGATCCAAATAACGAGATCACTGGTCCAGCTCCCGCAAGAACTGCTGCAGTCTTGCCAAGATTCATGAGCTCATCCGTACTCATGTTCTGCAGCTTATCGGCTAACTTACCAACACTATCTGTAAATCCCTTTAATTGCGGAACCGCTTCACCGATTTTTCCGGATAAGGATTCCACCACATCCATTCCGGTCTTTCCCAGACGCGGGATCATTTGTCCAAGATTATTTAAGATATTCTTTGCCGCTGTCCAGAATGTATCAACCAGGTTGTTCGCACTGATTACACCGGCTTCAAAGTTTTCCCAAGCTGCTTTGGCAGAATTTACAGAACCTTCAATTGTAGTCGCTGCCTCTTTCGAAGTAGTCCCAGTAATTCCCATCTGCTTTTGCACAACACTGATGGCATTTACAATATTTCCAAAGGATAAGCTACTTGCATCGACTGTAACACCGAGTTCTTTCTGGACATCAGTCATCTTTGACGCATCAGAAATGAGACGTTTCATCTCTTCCTGAGTACCACCATAACCAAGCTTTAAGTTATCAAGCATGGTGTAGTTCTGTTTTGCAAAACCCTGATAAGCGTTCTGGATGTCACGCATGTTCGTCCCCATCTTATTCGCATTATCAGACATATCCACGATAGCTCGGTCCGCATAAGATGCTGCTTTCGCAGTATCTCCGCCAAGACTCTGTAACAGCGATGCTGAAAAGCTTGTCACTGTTTCCATGTAGTTGTTTGCTGACATTCCTGCAGTCTTGTATGCCTTATTTGCGTTTGCTATGACCGTATTCGCACTGTCTTTGAATAGAGTCTCTACACCACCTACCTGTTGCTCCATGTTGGCAACTACGCCGAGCGACGATTTTATAATTGCCGCAGCTCCTGTTCCGACTGCTGCAATCGTCCCGGTCATTGCTTTGCTTACAATAGATAATCCAGATTTTCCAAGTTTTCCAAGCTTACTTATACCGTCATTAAATCCCTTTTCATTTATCTTGGTATCAAAATTCAAATATCCATCTGCCATACTATCATCCTTTCTGATAGCACGGCTCAGGGGCTCACAAGTGCTTAATTCTTAATTTTTATCTCCACCTCCCGTCGGCATTTGCGGCATTTTACATACAGTCCGCTGCACACTGCAGTATCTGCGTAAACAAGCAGATGCTGACCGCAGTACGGACACGGATACCACTCACGCCGTGTCGGTATTTTAATTTCCATCATGAGAACATATCTCCAATCTCATAATCATCAAGCTTTCGCTGTTTCTTTTTCAGCGCAACAGCTCTCTGGATCTTCTTGATCCGTTTCCGTTCTTCCTTATCACGGATTGTTCCAGGATCAATCGAACGGTACATGATCCGTTGTTTAATCTCTGTACCATCCGGCAACCAGTCAAACAAGCTCCGGAACTCCCACCAGTGCATATATTCAATCTGCTGCAGGTCAATTCCATATGCCTCCCGAAACGCTGCATAAATGCAGCCGGCATCTTCCGAAAAAGAAAATACCGGCTTTCCACTTCTCTGCTGCTCTTCCTCTTTATCTTCCAGATCATCCTGGTACATCCTTTTGCACATCAGGAAATCTCCAAGTGCATAAATTGCAGCTTCAATATCATCCGGAATCTGATCCAGATACCACTGCAACAGAAGTCCGCACTTCATCCGCCACGGAACCGAGTCGTCTTCAACCAGCTCCGTAAAACGGATCCATTCACGGAAATCTGTCACGATCGGGTAGTACTCCCCGTTCACCTTGACTTCTTCTGGGAACTGCTCATATAAAATATTCATGCTCTGCTACCTTCCGGTATTGGAATATTTTCCCTTACCATACTGTTTCTGGTAGTTTCTTCTCTGCTGACGGTTTCCATTTGGCTGTGGCTGCGGATGCGGGAACTGCTGCGTTGTATTTTGATTTGGTACATACTTATCATATTTATCGTCCAGTTTCTTTGTTTCCGCTGTTTCAAAGTCTAACAGTGATTCTGCCGCTTCAGTGCACAGCTTGATGCTGTTCTTTCCGCAAAGGATCCGCTCCCCTGCTCCCTCGCCAAACAGGGTATCGAAGAACACATAAAAACACGCGCACTGCGCGCGGATGATATCACTGTTTTTTCCGACTACCGGAACATTCTGCTCCGCTTCATGCATTGCTGCTTTCGCTTCCTCTAACACATCTAAAAAATCCGCATCCGTGAAATCCACGTCTGCTTCAAAATCTCCAAATTTCCAAAGGCTCATAGGCTCACTCTCCCATTTCTTCTTTATTCTCCGCCATCAGTGAATGTACAGGTCTTCCATCCGTCTGTGGTGGTTGCAGTACCCTTTGTAATTTCTCCGGCCGCTTTAAAGCTGCCTTTGTAAATCAGGGCATCCGTACCGTCCCCTTCTGTGTCCGGAATTACACTCCATGTTCTCTTTCGTGCGGTACAAGTTGTTTCCGATGTCTTCTGTTCAAACAGATCTACCACCACAATATCAACCTGCGCTTCTGTTCCAAGAATCTCATCATCGGTAATTGCTGCAATCTTTTCATGTACCGGATCATTGGTATACCGGTCAAATTCGTAATCGATCGCCGGTGCGTAACCAACTACGTCCGATCTTTCAGATGCTTCATCCACATACTGCCGGCTGTACTCTGTCGAGTTCTTTCCATCCGACAGCGATGTAAATCCCGTCATTCTGGTAAATGTCTTTCCTGATCCGTCAGCGTCCATAAAAGCCACTCTCTTATGTCTGCCAACTAACATTTTTTCACTTGCCATTTCTTCACACTCCTTACTTATAAATCAATCTGCATATCATCTGATACCGTCCCAGATCGACCTCTGTACTAAATAAATAGCCGGACTGCAGCACTTCTACCCTGATAGCATCGTGCCCGTCCAGCTCTGGAACAATATCATTTAAGTTGTTCTGTTCTGTCCACTCTTCAAAGTTCTGATAAAAACCACTGTTGGCAATACCGGTTCTTGCATCCCCATCGTAGGCTTCCTTACTTGTCAGAGCAAACTGGAACTGTTTCAGACAGCTCCCATCCGTATATTTTTTATAGACAGGATCTGCTCCGATCGGATCAATGGAATACTCCATTCCGTCTCCGAGATAATCAATATTGATCTTCCTGTTATCGATTCCGGGATACGTTCTCACATATTCCCGGATGCTTTCGATAATCGGTTTCCGTTTACTGTCCGGCAAGTTTCTCAGCTCCTTCCCTTATGGCATCTTTGTGGCTCGCTTTCATTGTTTCAAACCATCTTGCCTTAGTTTTATGCTCGTAATACTGCCGGCGGGCATATGGGGCAAGGTATTCAATAGAACCAGAACCAACCACCGTACCAAGCGTCCCGGACTTAATCAGCATCCCGGTTCTTCTCGGTGTCAATGGATTCATGTAGCGCAGACACTCGGAATCCACAAATGCCTGCGCCCTTGAAAATCCCTCCGCTTTTTTCTGAGCAAATCCGGGCGCCCATTCAAGCTTTGCTGTTACAGATCCGTTTTTTCCGGCCACCGTAAACACTCTTCCTCTCGGTGATGTAATTTGGAAGTCTCTCTTCTGTGCCATCTTACTCTCCTCCAATTCGCCAGTGTGGAAGAGAGCCGAAGCGGTTGTCAGACCAGCTCATCACCTTGCAGCGCTTCTGGAACACGGCTTTCAGATCTGCAGGTCTTTCAATCTCAATCTGACACTCTCCCAGGACAATCTGATCATCATTCTGTATGGTCCAGTATCCATAACCGCCACAGCAGGCGAACTGATCCGGCGGAAGATACTTCTCTGCTTCCGGAATATCCGCAGGAATCCGAATTTTGTAAACCTCCGCACTTTTCAGTCCGTTATCCGTAACTGCAGTCTTATGGTCCACATGGACGTGGACACCATGCAGAACGGTTCGGTTCCAGGTATCATAATGTGTGGAATCACCGCTTACTCTGTTATAAACAGTCACATCTGCATTTGTGATCACACCGCACCCCTACCTTTCTTGACAGCCATCCAGTAGGGAGAAGATAAGGATATACCGCATCATACGCCTTTTTCTTCACCATCTCTTCCGCTGTCTTTCCATCCGTCTGCTCTGTGACATAGGTCACACTGTAGCCATCGTTATTTTCCGACTTAACAGGTGAAGTACCGGCCTGTTGCTGTGCATTGTATTTATAATATACCTCCGCTACAGCACAGACCGCATCATTCACCGCTTCATTTTCTTCTACGAAGATATCTCCTCTAGCGTATGTCAAATGCCGGATATAAGCCTCTGCCTGTTTCTTAGCTTTCTTGAAGTCCTGTTCCGGGATGATGTTACCGCCATATTCATCTGCGTAGTATCCATACGTTGTCTGCATGGATCATCACCTTCCCTTACTCACCTGTTTTCAGAACTGCACCTGCTTTCAGAACTGCAAACGGGCATCTCTTGTTTTTGTCCGTCTTAAGAGCGTTGATCGGATTCGGGATCTCCCATCCGAGACGCATTACTGCACGAAGAGCGACCATATCGTTCTGCATCAGGTTGTATGCGATAGTTCCGTCTGTGTTCTGTACAACACCCTCTGAGAAGAGTTTGAATGTGATGTCCTGACGGATAGAGTATACGAGCTGTGAGAAATCTCCGGAAATCATAAGCGCCTTTGACTTATCAAACGCTCCATTGTTCGGGAAGTTCATCGGAGATCCGTCAAGCGCATACTGTGTGGTTCCCTGCAGATCCTGTTTAAACAGCGGATCCCCGTTTGCGTTCTTCAGGCCTCTGAGTTTTGCTCTCATGGAAATGTCTGCCATGTGACCATTTACAAAGTATCCGCAGTCTTCAATATGTGCGATCACTCCGTCCTCTGCCATGATCTTGTCATACAGACTGTCTGTCGCTCCTAATGTTACGACTGCTCCCGCTTTTGTCGCGGTTGTAACCACGTCTTCTCTCCATGTGTTCGGTTTATTTTCACCGAACAGCACTGCGCTGTCGATAACCTTCCCAAATGCTTCTGTAACTCTCGGTTTTACTTCTCCCCAGATGTCATACTCAGAATCATCCAGAACTGCTTCCGGAATCGGAACAATGACTGCAATCTCTTCGGCAGTGATGAACTTCTTGTCCCATGCCTGCTTTGTAGTTTTCTTCTGTCCGGTATCACCGTTTACGAAATATGCAATCGGCAGCATATCCAGTACCGGCATTTTGTACTGTCTGCTTGTCATGTTCGCCAGTTTACGACCTCTTGACAGGACGGCTGACTGTGCGATCGTTCCCTGAATAATCTCATTGGATTCCTGAGTCGGAATCAGAGTCTCCGCTCCAGTACGATCAATGATGTTTACATCTTCTTCAAACAATCTTAAATTCATTCTTTTATTCTGCATTTACTCTACCTCCATTATCTTCGTGCGGCAGCTCTGATCCGGTCATTGATAGAAGCGTTCATGTTTCCACCAGCACCATTGGAAGCATTACCTGCTGAAGAATCTGCAATCCGGTAAGAACCGCCACCGGCAAATCTCGGATTCTCCTTCAGGAACTTCTCTGCTGCCTTTTCAAATGTCGTTTTATCATCTACCATTTTGGAAACCTTGTAAGTCACATAGTCCAGATCATCCGCCTTGACACCTTTTCCGGATAAAAACTTCTCGTTCTTCATCTGCTGGACTTCATTTCTGGAATTTTCCAGATCCTGCTGCAGCTGTGTCACATTAGGCTGATTCTTTTTCTGCTGTTCCTTATAATCGGCAATTGCCTGATTCACCTGCTGTTCTGTCATTCCCTGCTGCTGAAAATAAGAACGAAGTGCCGCTTTTTCGGCTCTGTCTGCTCTCGCATTGGCAATCTCTTCTGCCTGCGCAAAGCTGTATGAACCCTGATTTCCTGATCCACCGGCATTTCCCTGGCTGCCGTTACCTGCTCCAGCGTTTCCACCCTGTCCACCAGAGCCAGCCCCGCCGCCGTCTTCAAAGAGCTGTAAAAACATTCTTTTTCCCATGCTTACCTCCAAATATGAGTGTTTTTCCAGAGCTTTTTCTGTCTTCATGTTTTGGACATAATAAAAAGCACCCTCACTGGATGCTCATTTACTCAAATTGTATGCAATTGTATTCCTGATCAATTACTGCAATCCCCAGGAACCATGAATCCACCAGAAGCTTCCCGCCGTCTGACAGATCTTCCCATTCGATCACAGTCATTCCGCTGGCTGTTTCTCCCCGGATTCTGTCACCTGTCAGATCTTTCAGGGAATTGATCAGATTACATGTTAGCGCTGATACTGCCGCACATACCCGGTCAATCCCATCCGGACTCTTCTGGCAGGCATGACCGTTCATACGGATGCTGCGATCTGTTATTTTGATTGTTATCATAAATTCTTTACTCCTTTGACTCTATGATGGTTACTGTTCCTTCAAAGACTCCAAAATTTGACTGCTGTTGGAATGTATGGGTTTCAGCAATATCCTCATTAGTCATTGGTCTTGTAAGGTACCATAAAGAATCATCTTTCCAGGTAATTTCTTCCAGTTTCTGATTTGGCTCAAGCTTTATCGTTGTCTTCCCACCATAACTTTTCGTGGCGGTCTGGCATCCAGTTAAACCTGCTATCAATATGCTGATAGCCGTTAATATTGCTACTGCTTTATTTTTCATTGCTGTTTCTCCTAAAAATGAGTACAAAAATACCACCGGTCATTTCAACTGGTGGCAACTATTCCATCTCTTTAAATTTAATTCCGTTTTTGCATTCCTCTTCATAACCAGAAAAAATTACATCCTCCGGTATTCCATCTGGAAATGCTTTACAAGTCATCTCTTCACTATTTTCATTGAAATTACTGCACAGCATACATTTTGGCAATGTCGTTCTAAACCCTCCGCCAATGAAGGATATATTTTCTGATAAGTTTTCTTGCTTCATCTGGTATATCTTCTCCATTTCTGTATTTAACAAAAGCTTCTGCCAGGCTTTCTCTTCCATCTCTCTTTTTGTCTGCATATTTTGAGATTCCCTTAATAAACTGACTCTTTATTTTAGCATTCAATTCCATATACTCTTCTGCCGTAATGCAATTTTGAAATGGCATTATATGCGCCATCTCATGTGCGATATAATCTTCAAAGTTCTTTCCTGCCATATAGCCTCTTTTATACATAATAGCCATTCGTTTTTCAATCCTATTATAGTCTATATTGTAGTTAAATACAAGTTCATGTTTTAGCATTCCATCATCATCTACATACCCACCAGTAACAAAAATATCACCTTTTTTAAGTTTCCCACCATTTATGGAGTCTAAGTAAATCACGTATTCCGAATTCATCTTCTTTATCGCTGCATTGATTTTCGCTTCAATTTCTTTGTTTAAACCTGCCTCCTTGGAAACTGTACCCGGAATAGAAATTCTCATCTTTTGATCATACTGGCTCGGTGCAATTTTCCCGCGCCCATCAATGTAAATCCTCTCTCTTTCTTCCTTAAGTCCCATCTTACGAGAAAATACCGCATATTCATTAAACTGTCCTTGATATTTTGCCTTTTGGAGCATCACTTCATCCGGATCAGCACCACCATCCTGGAGCATCTGTACCTTTTCTCGCTGCGCTCTCATTGCTGTTTCCATTTGGCGTTGTCTCTGCTTTGCCTCATACAGGGTGTACTCTTTGCCCCGGAACTCTTTTGGCTTGCTTTCCTTCCTGTTCTGTTCTTCCAGCCATTCATCTGACCAGTTACGCCGTGAAATGCCAGGAAAGAACGGATAATAGGTATGGTAACAGTTGGCTCCCAGAAGTCCCGTCACTGTACCAAGTCCGCAGACCGAATACAGCTGTTCCTTTGTCCACACCTGACCTTGCCATACCGCATGAGTCGGACGAGCTCCGGCATGCCATTCAACCTCGAAATACTCTATTCCAAGCTTCTTGGCATTGTAGTCTGCTATTTCTCCGGTAAGATTCGCCACACCAGTCATCACAGCTCTTCTGGCAGCCACTTCTACCCGGCTTGCATATCCAGAGCCGTACTCAATCTTCCGAAGTCCACTGTTCGTCAGCTGCGTGACCACCCGACGTAATACGCTACCATAGTCAAATGCTCCTGTCACAATATCAAAACAGGCATTGTCCAGATAATTGTTATAAACCTGTGACAGCGGTGTTAAAACCTTTCTGCCATTATAATCCAGGTAAAATCCAAGTGACTTAGTTACATTCTCCAGATCTTCCAGACTCTGCTGAATGACCGCATCCGTGATCTGCTGCAGCTGCCTGTTCTCCTCATACGGGATAAACTCTGCATTGATCTGTTCGTAAATGTCCTTGTTCCGGACATATTCCCAGTCGATCACTTTATCATACAGCTCAAATATTTCCGGATAAGACGCATCCAGTGTTTTCTTGATCTCTCTTTCGATATCCTCGGAAGAATATCCCAGAATCCGAAGTCTATTGATCTGCCAGTCTGCTGTACTGGTGATTTCGCCGGTCTTTTTGATCCGCCGGGCAATGTCCTGCAGGATCCGTTCTTCCAGACCTATGTACCGCGCTGCAATCTTATCGGCAACTTGATCTTTGTATTCTTTTCGCATCCTACTCCATTACCTGATTCTGCTCTGGCAGATTCTTTTTTGCCTGTTTCACTGTTTCACCGTACCATTTTGCACGGTACTCTTCATGCCGCATCACGCCCATACTGACGTCCTGACGGTCCTGCTGACGCTCTGCGCCCTTATCCTCAATGATAGAATCATCGAAATCAATCACAATATCTGTGTTCTGGTCCAGTGTATTCCCCGTCACGATACCAAGCCGTATGATGATTCTGACCAACCGTTTTAGGACATCTTCCAAGATTATCTCATGCTTCTTCAGCATACGGTACATATCTGAGTTCTCCGAAATGATCTCGGTTGCTGTCTTCGCTCCTGCTCCGTCAAACCGGTATCTTTCCGTACCGAATCCGCATTTCAGAGACAGATAATTCAGATCATCATTGATTGCCTTGCTGTGCTGTTCTACCCGGAGGCTCATATCCACTTCCTTGATCAGACCATTCTGGCTCTTATCATAATCTTCCGGAAGTGAATAGAACACGCTGTCATCCGGATCAAAGGTTGGAGATCCATCTTCGTTCGTCAGCATTTCCGGAGCGACAAAGATTCTTTTTCTTCCAAGATCAAACTCATTGCAGTAAGAATCAAACTCCATGTCCAGCTTTTTAAGCGTATCGATGGCATTTGCAAAAATCGCAATTCCCATTGGATTGCATTCATCCGCATTATTTGTGATATTCAGTCTGTCAATGACAAACTGTGGTTCTATAGATCCCGTCTCTGTTCTGGCTGCCAGATTTGCAAATGGCTTAAGCTGTTTCCATTCCTGTTCTGTCAGCTCACGTCCTTCCGCACTGCCTTTCGTGCATTCCAGGACGCTATTTTCAATCACATACATTCCTTTTGACTCAATCCTGTGAAACTGAATCTGCACATATTTCTTCTGACGAACTGTATGCACAAACGTAAAAATGCACTCCGTAACCTCCCCGTTATTCCAACTGACCGGATAGATGTTCTTGGCATCTACATAGTTAATTCCGATCTCACCTGCAGATATCGTCCCATCCTCCTGCACAACCGCATTGTACAGATAAGGGATATATGCCACGGTCCCGGAATACGCTTTCCGTTCCTGGTAATCATTTCCCATAACAAGAAAATGATTGTTATCCAGAACCTTCCGCACAAATTCCTGTGTCGTTTCGTCTTCCAGTGTGATCATAACTCTCTCATTCAGCAGCAGATCAGCAATATCTTCCGACAGCTTCTTTGCCATTCCCATGCTTTTCCTGCGACATCGTTTACTTGTCCCGCGTCCGGTATACACCTTGTAGAACGTAAACTGCCGGACATTGGAATTATACCAGCTGATCCACTCATCGATCTTCCGGTAGAACGAAGCATCCACCGTATCAATCCCCTTTTTCCTAAAATAATTAAAGATATTCATCCTCTTCTCTCACCTCCCTGCTGCTGATATCACCTATATTCACATCATCCTCGACTATATCCAATGGCAGCCAATGTTTGATCTTACTCCATGCGCCCATAACCACATAGCGTATGGCATCCATGCAGTGATCCGCTTCCTTTACCGGCACTTCTTTCCCCTTTTCGATGGATTTCTTATCATACTCGTATGTTCCAAACTCCTGCACCGCATACTCCTGCTTCGGGGAAATCGACATGATATCGAATACCAGTGCTTTCTGTACCCGGCTGATTCCAAACGCCACATCATTTTCCGCATCCCGCAGAAACACCTGATAGTCCAGTCCGGTTCTGGTAGCTCTCCTAACCTCTTCTGCCAGACCTTTTGCAGATGGATCCAAAAAAATATAAAAGATCCGGTTCTCATACTGTTCATGCAGCCCATCCATGAACTCAACCAGATCTCTTGCATATTCAGACGGACTCTTCTGCCTTCCAGATTCCCGTCCACTGTGATAATATTCTCCAAGTCCCGGAAATTTCTTCCGGTAGGTGTCCAGACCAAACGCTTCAAAGGTTGTCGCATTCTGCTGACCGTAGTCACCTCCAATGTAAATCCGGTCATATCTCCTGTCCGGATCCGGCTTTTGTCTGTGCCGATCTGAAAACATATAATAGATCAGCTCATCCACGCCAATCGCTTCACCGAGCCATACCCACCGATACATCTTCGGATCCGCTTTCTTCATCATCTCCGCAGATGCAATCAAATCAGGTCCTAACCAGTCCACCGGCACATCCCGGTAATCTGTGTGAATGTGAATGCAGTCCTCACGCTTCTCCATTTTCTTGCACCACAAATTGATCGGAGCATTTGGGTTCTTTGGCGGGTTGTACAGATAAATCATCTGGAATCCACCCTTATTTCCACGGACAAACGTTGCTTCAATGTTGGTCAGCTCATCTTCGCCTTCACCATCATCAAAGAACTCTGTCAGTTCATCCAGGACAACCAGCTTGATCGGTTTATCCTCGTCAATGATACCCTTTGTATCGTCAATACCGTCTGATCCGGCAAAGTACATTGTTGTCCCGTACTTCTTGTAAGTGATTTCCATCGGGGATTTCGTAATCCGGAACTTGTTTTTCGGTATCTGCAAACGGCTGATCCCCCGCAGCATTTCCTTGTATACCGTCTTCCTGAGCTTGTTATGGTGCTTACGCAGCACAACAACAGATCCATTGGCATCCGATACGAGCTGATAATCTGACCGGATGGAAGCATAACTGGACTTTGTTCCCGCTCTCCCAGAAGTCAGGATAATGTGCTTGATACTCCGGTTGTTAAATATCTGCAGATACTTCGGAATTATGATCTCCGATATCCGGACCTGTTTCTTCTGGTGCGTCATTGATAATCTCTACTCCTTCATCCTCATGCTCGCCATGACCTGAACTTCTGCGGATTTTCTCGGTATCCGCTGCCATTCGCTCTGTCCGGCGTTTCTGCTCTGCATCATCGGCAGCAGTCTGTGCATTCTGTCCGGCATACTGCGCCACAAAATACGCAGCCTTTGTATTTCCTGCCATTGCTTCCTTGATCTGCGCCATAAGCAAAGCCGATTCCAGAGTACATTCAACACCAAGTGACTCTAAAACCGGCTTCCATTCTTCGTTATCTATTTTGGCGGTAAGCAGTAGGTTTAAGGTCTTCCGGAAATCAGCCTTCCTGCGTCTTGCCTGACCACTTGCTTTTCCTGCCTTTTTTGCCAATTCCCGGCGCTCTTCCGGGGTTCTTTTATTGTTTGCATCTCTTATGTTTTCATATCCTGCCACTTCACCACCTTCAATTCTGGTTTATTTTAATGGATCATACAGGTATCGAACCTGTGACATTTCGCTTATGAGGCGAATGTTCTACCGCTGAACTAATGATCCAAATTTTTAGCTGTAGAAAAGCACTATCCTAATTTTTTTCGGATAGTGCTTCTTCTTATTCTTCTTTAATTTCCTTAACAGTAACAATATACTTCTTTTCCGCTATAATTACTCTTTTTTTCTTTTTCCCTAATAACTCACAAAAATTTGTTGCAATTTCAAAAATTGCTGAAACTATCACAGCCATCCCTATTCCAAATTTTGACTCTGAATTATTAAAAATTAAATCTATAACAGTTAACACCCATATTCCAACATATACAATTATTTTACACACAGGTAATTGACGGGTTAAATTTCCTCTCATTCCTGCGATAATAGTTACTACAGCAAGAATTATCACCATTCCTACTTCTACGCATTTTATTACCATTTTTTAGTCCTCCTTTACGCATCTAGTTTAGTCACATAATACCTCTTTTTTCGACATTACGCAACGAAAAAGACACCCAGCAAACCCAGGTGTCTCTTCATGGTTTTAAATACTTACGATCGGAGGAACCATCAAAAATGTCTTACCTTGTTACATTTCATCAATCCCAGTTTATACTCTATCACTTTTTATCGGGACATTGGGGGACATTTTCAAAATATCTTTGAATTTTTTTCTTAATATTCTCGTCCGTGTACCGGATCCGGCGCTTTGGGAACATTTTGTTCATCTGATCTGCAACCTTTGGATACGATAAATCATCCAGAAAATACAGTCGAAAGATAATCCGCAGTTCGCTCTTCTCAATGGATTCTATGTACTCTTCCACCTGAATTGTCATTTCCAAAAACTCTTCTTCCAGTTCCTCAAGCCTTCTGGCTCTCTTTTTCAGCAACTGTTCTTTTCTGGAAATCACACCAACCGGTCTGCCAGTGATCTTCACCGTGCCAAGTGGCTTCTTGCCCTTCTTACCACATGATACCGAATCCACAACAATTTGTCCATGCAGTTTATCCAATTCTTTCTGGATGTTCTCAATTCTCCGGCGCAGATCCTTAATCTCTTCTTTCATATCCGCGTACTCAATCAAAATGCCCTTGTCCACCGGTATCCACCTCCGCTGTAATGTCATACTTCTTCGCCAGATATTCCGCAACGCTTACGCTCTGGTAAGCCGGTCGCTTAAATCTCTCCAACGCCTTTGCATCATGCCGGGTCTCCAACTCTTCATAATGCTGCTGCCTGTCCCGCCGCTGTTCTTTTCTGCTTCGTTTCTCCTGCAAATTATCACCTTCTATCCTCTGAACACTTCCGGAAGCGGCATCCACGCCACAACCTTATACGGTTCTCTCTGTTCATCGAACCAGACACCAGTCTGGGAATAATACAGCGTTGTTGCCTTATCAGCTCCCTCGATCGTGACCAGAAACTCTGCTGCATATGCATGCCGGACATAAGCCTCAATAAATTCCCGTTGATCTGGGAGTCTTTCTGTTGTTGGAATCCATCCATGCTCTTCCTTGTATTTTTCTACCGCATCCTGCCGAAGCATCTCAATCAATTCTACACTATCCCCTGTATCACTCGATTTCATTATCTCTTACCTCCAGACTTTTTCAAAACATCCCCGATGCAAAAATACTTCTGTCCCACGTTTTGTTTTTATGTATTCAACATCTGCCAGTTCATCACTCCCCCGGATATATTCTTTACACCCGGGACAAATGGCACATCCCCTATGCCTTTCCTTGTACTTCTCCAATAGACTCTTTTTTTTCTTGTCCGTTAATTCAATCACATTATCCCCTCCTGACGGATCTTCCGGATTCTTGCTTTCAGGCTTTCCATTACCCAGTTCTGGACATCCTCTTTCTTCTCCAGTGCTAGCATGACATCCTCATCGCGGGTTCCACTGCACACCAGATGATGGATGATCACTTTTTCTTCCTGTCCCTGTCTGTGTAATCTTTTATTTGCCTGTGTGTATAATTCATAGTTCCAGGTCAGCCCAAACCAGATCACGTGGTTTCCACCTTGCTGCAGGTTCAGTCCATAGGCACTGCTTGCAGGATGTGTCAGTAGAACGTCCACCTCATGCCGGTTCCAGGCATCCTCGTCCTCAATTGTTTTCAGTTCCCTTACCCGGAGTTTTAACTTTTCCAGTGCTTTCAGAATCCGTACCCGGTCATGCTGAAAATTATAAAACACAAGGACGGATTTTCCATTCAGGCTCTCAATCAGTTCAAGGAATGCCTCTATCTTGCATCCGTGGATTTCATGTACTTCATGATCCTCGTCATAAATCGCCCCGTTTGACAGCTGTAGTAATTTATTGCTCAACGCTGCAGCACTGGTAACACTTATCTCCTCTTCGTCTTCCGGAAGAGCCAAAACCATCTTTCTTTCCAGTTCACGGTATGCCTTTTCTGCTTTCACGTCCAATGTGACCGGGATCTGATGGTAAATGATATCCGGAAGCTGCAGGTAGTCTTCCGCTTTCATGCTGATGCAGATATCCGAGATCTTTTCCAGAATGCTCTCTTCCGTTCCTGGTTTTGCCTTGTAGTTATAAATCACATTCTGTCCTCTGTCTCCCGGATCAAAATACCGCTCCCGGAACTGGGTATATCTTTGGCCAAGTCTTTCACCGCCGTCCAGTAAAAAGATCTGGCTCCAGAGATCTTCCAGTCCATTCGGTGAAGGTGTTCCGGTAAGTTCCACCATCCGGTTAATGTGACCACTCATACTTGCCAGTGCTTTGAACCTTTTCGCTTTGTGGCTTTTGAAGGATGAGGACTCATCCACGATCACCATGTCAAACGGCCATGCCTGTTTGTAATAATCCACCAGCCAGCATACGTTTTCCCGGTTGATGATATAAATGTCTGCTGGTGTATTCAGTGCCCGGATCCGTTTTATCTGGCTCCCCAAAACCTGGGATACCCGAAGCATCTTTGTATGCTCCCATTTGTCTTTTTCTTTTGTCCAGGTTCCTTCTGCCACTTTCTTCGGTGCAATCACAAGCACCTTCCTCACCAGGAACCGGTTGTATTTTAATTCTTTTACTGCCGTCAGTGTTGTGACGGTCTTTCCAAGTCCCATATCCAGGAACAGCCCGATCTTGTTAATCTCTAAAATTTTTTCGATGCAGTGTGCCTGGTATGCATGCGGTTTAAATTCCATTCCACATCTCCTCCAAAAAATTTTCTACGTCCTTCGCTCCATACAGCACTCTCACATTCTGACCAAGTTTTTCCAGTCTTGTGATCTGCACTTTCTGCAGACTGGATAATTTTCCCGATTCCGTTTTCAGTTCCACAAACATTGGTGCCGTATCCGGCAGAACCACGATCCGGTCCGGCACGCCATCATTCCCCGGACTGACGAACTTATACGCCCTGCCGCCCATTCTCCGGACACCGTCCACCAGTTTTTTCTCAGCCTCGCGTTCAAGCATTTATCACACCCCCAAATACCAAAACCAGTTTTCCGTAGATTCTCCATCAGCCGTTTGGTGAAATGTTTTTACTCCCAGATTCTTTCTTGCGGTCTTTAACTCTTTGCGGGTAAATCCATTTTTTAACGCCCGTTCCCTTACATCATCGCAGAGTACTGTTCCCTCTGTCTGCAACAATATTTCCAACCATTTCTCGCAATTCATTTCTGCCTCCTGTGTTACTGTTCCTCACGTACACATGTATATGGACCCCTGTATTATGTACGTTATATACGTCATGTACGATTTTTATTATTTATTTTTTTATTCATATATAAATTATGGCAACATTGGTAACATATTATAGAAAACCCTTTATTTATCAGGTTTTCAGCGTTGCTTTGTCTGTTGCCTTTTCTATTTTCTTATGCAACATTGGCAACACCCCTATTTTTTTGCCCGTTGCCGTGTTGCCATTAAGTTGCCGTTATTTTTCAAGTATGTCAACACTTCTGGCAACGCGTTCAAACCCTTTTTGGATTCCGTGTGGACCATATCTGCGCTTCGACCGATTTGGTTTCCATCCTTTAATCCCACTGAGTATCTGGTTGATCTCCCTGCTGTCTGTCCGTTTCATATATCTTGCATCACCGCCAAAACACTCTGTCCATATTTCTAATGAACATACTTTATCCCTATCTACAAGCTCCGTTTTTTCTTCCAGATGGAGATTCCCATTCCAAAACTGTTTCCTCTGAAGCAGACTCAGTGAGTCCCAGTTATCCGGTATTTTCCGCTCCAGAAACTCCCGGATGATCCCTTCTTTTCCGGAAGACTCCCTGTGGCTCTCCTGCATCTCCTGCGCCATTTCTTCCTCTTCTTTGGACATATATAAGGGCTCGCCCAGTTTCCAGTACATATAGGTTTCCGCCCATATCTGATCCACTTCTCCGGGCAGATCATTCCACACGGATTTCTTAGCCGGATGCACGCCTACATCCACTGGCCAGAACCGGCGGTTTCCAGTCATATCCTTTAAAAATTCCTCTTCATTACTGGTTCCGAAGAATACGCAGCGCCTTGGATATTTATTCGTCCTGCGCCCATATGCCGCACGGTAAATGTCGTCTGTCTTACTGAGGAACTGTTTTACCGCATTGGTTTCCTGTTTGGTCATGGCGGTCAGTTCCCCTACTTCATTGATCCACGTACCCTGGATCAGCTCCGCGGATTCTTTTCCTTCAAATGAAGTCAGAGAATCCGAAAACCATTCCTTTCCAAGAATGCTCAAAAAGGTGCTTTTTCCGATACCCTGCGGACCTGTAAAGATTGGCATGTAATCATATTTCACTGCTCCGATCACAGCCCTCGCAACTGCAGCACACAGAGATTTCCGTATAACCGCCTGCGTATAAAGATTATTTTCTGCCCCCAGATAATCGGAAAGCAGTGTATTTACCCGCCTTACCCCATCCCAGGTAAGACTTTTCAAATATTCTTTCACATCATTGATTTTGTTCTTACTACTCACGATCAGGAGCGCGCTGTCCAGCTTATCCCTGCCGGTAATGCCGTAGAATAATTCCATATAATTATAAAATCCGGCGTCGTCTTCATCTTTCCATCTGCGCTTTCCGTCTTCTTTGCTCCATGGAACTCGTCCCAGAATGAGTCCACAGCTTGCAAATTCATCCGTAACGATCTTCCCTTTTAATAAAGGATCATTCTCCAATACCAGTACCGCATTGTTGATCGTCTTTGAGAATTTGCCATTCCCATCCCTTGCAAGACGGTCCAGCCACGCAAGATCTGGTTCCTCCGGATCAGTTTCTTTTGTATCATAGGAATCCTGTGCCTTCTCAAAGGTTTCTTTTGCCATCAACCTGGATACCGTTTTATCATTGCTGGCAAGCTTTGTCATTGCTATAAAAGATGGAAGCTTACTGTTTGGTGTTCCCTCTTTCGCTTCCTGATCCCGATCTCCAAATTTATGTAAACGGACCAGATCGAATGCATTCACCAGAAGTCCGGAGCATGGATCGGTTGCATGGTGACTGTATAAAAACAGATCCCCATCATAAACGATTGCCCCTCCTACCGTTGTTCCACCTGTATAGGTATATCTTCCTTCCATATCTGTAGGTTCATATAATCCTGGAATAAATTTCTCCATCGCCTGCGTGATACTGTAGGTTCTGCAGAATGCTCCGATGATCCCCTTCTTTTCTGTTGGATTTTCCTGTTTTGCCAGTCTGCGCTTCTCAATTGCTTCTGCTCCTGGTACTCTTGGCCACTGTACAATATCTGTCCAGTCGCCATACATTCCCAGAAGTCCCTGCAGGCTACAAAACGGGCGGTCGTATACTTCACATACATACTCACTGTTTTTACAGCAACTTGGCCAATACATCAGCCGTGCCACGTCAAAGGTTGTCGGATCACAAAACTCGATTCCGATCAGAGATGCCAACTTTCTTGCTGCAGGCTCATACTCATCTGCCGAAGCTGTCCGATCTAATGGCACAATCACCCTCAGTCTTGGCGCATAGCCACTATGCTTTCTTGTGCTGTAGACTGCAGCATTGCATCCAAGTCCTGCCACACGTTTCAGAATGTCCTCTGTCTTTCCTGCTGGGATATTATCCAAATCCAGCGTCAGCAGATCTCTTCCTTCCACGTATGCTGCTTTCCGGATATCTCCGGCAAATGTACCTCCGACAAATCCACCAACATCCTTCAGCTCGTCCTGCTTTACCTTGGCATAGCTTAAATACTCTTCCAGTGTCTCTGTACTCCGGGCTGGTGTTCTTAATTTTTCGGTGAACTCAGCCCATGTAATTTCCGTTCTCGGCCAGTGTTTGGTTTTTCTGGTCCCTGCTGTACTGATCAGCATCTTTCTGTTATTTTCCAATTTCTGACCTCCTGCTAATCTTTCATGTAATAATTACCTTCAAAGCCGGCACCTTTCAGGATAAGCCCCGGCGCCCATGCAATCGGTTCTGCCATCAGATCACAGATCTCTTCCACGGTAGTTCCCGCCGGCGCATCAATGATCACTTCATCATGCACGTGGAACACAACCTGCAGCCCCTTTGCATCGATTCTTCTTAATGTCTCTGCCAGGCAGTCTCTCGCAATTGCCTGGACAATATTCTCTGTCATTTTTCCGCCATAGGTAGAAGTCACTTCCCATTTTCTGCTCTGCTGTCCCACGGTGTAATAATGAATTGCCATTTTTCCAAACTGATTTTCTTTCAAAAATGGTCTTGGATAGTATAATTTTCTCCCACTTGGGAGCTGTACCGTCAGGAAACTCTGACCATAAACAATATCGCTCTCCAGATTAAAAATCAGGTTATAGATTGCCTGTGGCTGCGCTGTCTGCATAACCGCAAGAGCAGCTTCCTCTACTGCATACCACAGATCCCGGATTCGTGGGTTCGCTGTTCTCCACCGCTGTACAATATCCGGAAGTTCTTCCTCCGTCAGCCCCATATTCAGCGCTCCCATTGCAATCAGTGCATTGGATCCGCCCTGATATCCCAATGCAAGTGTCGCTACTTTCCCTTTCTGTCGCAGGGCGTACTCCGGGTTTCCTTTTGCTATTTTTTCAATCGGTACATGGAACATCTGGGAAGCTGTTGCCTCATAAATCTTTCCATGAGTGGCAAATACTTCATTTACCCATGTCTCTTCAGCAAGCCAGGCAATCACTCTGGCTTCAATTGCAGAAAAATCAGCAACTACAAACTTATTTCCTTCTGACGGAATAAATGCAGTCCGGATCAACTGCGATAAAGTATCCGGCACATTTCCATACAAAAGCTTAATACCGGCATAGTTTCGTTCTTTTACGAGTTTCCTCGCATAATCCAGTGTCTTGATATAATTTCTTGGAAGATTCTGCATCTGCACCAGACGTCCCGCCCAGCGCCCGGTCCGGTTGGCGCCGTAATACTGCGTCAGTCCACGAACCCTGTCATCCGGACCTTTTGCAGTGTCCATAGCCACATACTTTTTAATGGATGTCTTCCCCAACTGCTGTCTGATCTCAAGCGCCCGCCTTACATTTTCCGGTAGCTCTGCAGATAATTTTTCGGATACGGTTGCCTTCTGCAGGTTTTCCATTTCCACTCCATTTTCGTGCACCCAGTTAAGAAGCTGCGCGGAGCTGTTCGGATTTTCCAATCCCGTTAACTTCCTTGCTTCATTTTCGAGAAGAGCGGTACTTTGTTCGTTGACCTGCAGCGCGCCATCGATCAATGCAGTATCTACCTTTACCCCGAATGCATTCATGCGGATATCCATCTGCCATAATTTTTCTTCTTCATCCGGTACCGGGAAAGCATCCAGTCTCCGGAGGATCTCGCTCTCAGTCACAACGTCCTGTCTGCAGTATTCTTTGAATAACTCCCACTTCTCCGGTGCATGTCTCGGAAGATTCCATGTCCTGTTTCCATTACTCTTTGTAGGTTTACATGGTACGCAAAAATACCGGATCAAAGCTTTTCCGGTTGCCAGCTTTCTTTTATCCTGCGGAAGTCCGATCGCCTTTCCCGTAGCATCAAGTCCTGCGGTATACCCACAATAAAGTCCGTGAATCATAGTACATCTCCACTGTTCCAATGGTGTCACGTACCCCGCACGATTCAGACAATACCATTCAAATGCTGCGTTATATGCATGCTTAACTGTTTCGGGATCCTTTAGTGCTGCAACGACTTCATCCGGTATTTTCTCTCCCTGTTCCAGATCAACAATCTGAACAGCATCATCCTTAAACCGGTATGCAAACAAAAGTATCTTAAAATCATCTGACTGTGCATACCGGTACAGTCCAGCTTTTCCAATATCAATGCTACTCCTTGTTTCAATGTCGATGCTCAACTGTTTCATGTTGTTCTCCTTCTGATAGCTGAAGAGGGCTTTTTGCCCTCTCCCTTACCATGGTAATCCTGTGATCGGATTGACTCTCCCAGTCCCGACTCCATCGGTTGGCTGTACACCTGTTCCAAACACTGCGGATGCTTTTGGTGCGCTTCCACCGAGTGCTTCCCCGTCCTCCAGTTTCTGCACCGGACCAAGTCCGCATCCGATTCCTTTCTTTCCACCAAACATATACGGGAAAAAAGTTACGTTGACTCGACCATACATCCCACTATAAACTTCCGACTGGTTGATGATCGGATTTCCCATTGAATCAACGATCTCAGGCGGGTAATCTGCCTTTGCAGATGCGGTAAATACCCAGTGTCCTTTACACTCCGGACCAAATGCCATTCCATCCGAAGGTCTTACCCCGTCCCCGTCATAAACCGGATTGGAAACGATTGGCGGGCATACGCCGTTCCATTTCTCTGCCGTGCCTTTCTGCTTCGCTGCTTCGATGGCAGCATCGATTCTCGCTTTGGTATCTACATCACTTTTCGGGACCAGAACAGTTGCCTGGTATTTTTCTTCCTGTCCCTGCTGATAAGCATATGGTTTATAGAGATGTACATATGAGAATCTTACTTTTCCAGTTGTTACGTTACATAAATTATCCATGTTAGTTTTCCTCCTTAAATACCTGTGCGGCTGTCACTTTGTTTGTAATTGCTTCCCTCTTATCAGATTCCTCCACCAGTGTTGGTTTTCCTGCTTTCTTCTCGATGAATTCCCCGACTGCTTCCTGAAAGTCTTTCTTTCCGATCATCTTTTCTACCTGCGCCAGGGTTAATGGTTTCTTTTCATAAAGCATTTCTTCCACTGTGACTCCCGTACTGATCAACTTGTCAAAAGCTGCATCCATATCCGTCCAGTCTCTTACGCTCCGTCCCTCAACGGCTTTCCATCCAGGAACTTCTTTTCCCGCAAGGCATTCACTTAAACACCATTCCTGCAGGTCTTTCTGATACTTAACTACGTCCCGCAGTTCAATAAGTCTTTTTCCGGCTTCTTCCGTGCTGATCAGTGGTGGTAGTTCTCCAATTCCAAATGCTTTCTTTACATTAAAATCAGATCTTGCCCTGCACTGTGCTTTCGCCCTGCAGAACCTGCAGGCTTTTTCCCCTGGGTGATAGTCCCCTTTCCCTTCAATAGCAAGTGCCGCTTTTTTCTTAACCACTTCACCAAACGCCAGCAGTTCATCCAGCGTACAGGACCATTCAGAAATATGATCAATCCGCGGCTGTATGATCGTCATGCAGATCTTCTTGACCGGATACAAAATCTTATATGCTGCATAAGCACCCAACGCATAAATCATCATCTGCGGATTCTGCTCTGCATCCACCTGCACGCCTTTTCCATACTTGAAATCAAAGACATGGATTGTATCCCCGTAAACCATCACGCAGTCTGCAGTTCCAAATCCTTCCGGGATCCATGCAGTCAGATCAAGCTTCTGCTCAATCGCAACATACGGCGCAGATTTCAAATTAAGTGCTGTCCCTTTTATGTAATCCAAATATTCATCCGTATGCCGTTCCATCTCATCCTGCCAGAGATCTTCTTTCTTCAATTTGTTCAGCCTTGTAGTGTACTTCCGTTTTCCAAAGTCTGGTGTATAGAAGTAATGTCTGACTTTTATTTCTGCCAACTCATGAGCTAACGTTCCCTCTCTGGCGGCTTCCGATGTACTATCCGGAAACTGTTCTTCCAGTCTTGCGCTCGGCGGGCACTCCATCCAGCGGTGCGCGCCGGATGGACCTAAAAGTGCATGGCTTCTTTCTGCATGTCCCATTAGATATTTGCCCCCATTCCACGAAGTGCCGTTGCAAAGTTGCCATACTGGTTCTTTGGAAGTGCCGGCAGAGCTTCCACGCCATATCCGGCAAGCAGGTTCTGAAGCTGTGTCTGCATTCCCTTGTCCATCAGAGTCATTGCAGCGTTTGCCAGATCATCCAGGGTATAGGTATGCTCTACAGTAGGTACAACCGGCGCTACCGGTGCAGCCTGTACGGGTGCTGCAGTCTGTACTGGTGGGGCCTGTACAGGTACTGCCGGCTGCACAGGCGGCACAGCTACCGACGTCTGCTGGATTGGTGCCGCGCTCTGGGCTCCGTTTGTACCCTTACTTTCCCTATATACCGGGTGTGCCTGTTCATCTGCTACGCCAAGAATTTTCTTTGAAAAATCCACCAGTTCCTCAAAACTTTCAAACTTAAGTTCAATCTGTGCCATTATTCTTTACCTCCTAATTTTTCAAGCCCTGCATGGGCGATCTCTATGAATTCATCCTTTGAAAGGCTGATCCCTTTTGTCATTTTTGAGTGGTCATCAGACCATCCCCTGATATCCAGCTTGTCCGGTTTCCCGTACCAGCTGATCACATTTAACTCTTTGTGATAAACATCCGTTTCACTTTCCTTTGGCAAGCAAAGGAGCGTTTCTTTAATTTCATAGTTCTTATCATTCATCCACTTGATTCTCCTGTTTTATAACCTTTTAGGTACACATCTTCCTCTAAAGTGACGAATTATTCATCAGCATTGTCAGAAACTCTCCTACTGCTTTCAGTACTTCCAATTCAAGTTCCGCATCCGTTGTAAGACCAAGTTCTACCGCCCAGTTAATCACTTCCTTCGCCTCGGCTTCGCTTTGATCACACTTCTCCGTCAGTGTCTTTTTAAGAGTCCGGACGATAACCGCCAAATCTGCCGTTAATCCCGGTACTCCCTCTGATGTCTTAATTTCACACATTCCATTTTCAACTTTGATCATTGACTTTCTTCTCCGATTTTCCTATAATTTAGTTGAGTTTTTTGTTATGTGCGCCACTGGAAGCTGCAACTTCCGGGCGCATTTTTATTGTCTTTACGCCTATCCTATCCAGATGATTTGCCAGATCCGACAAGTATGCGATCGCATTATTCTTGTAATACTCGGATGTACCGTCAACTCTTTCCAGCGACTGCAGTTTCTTGATCATCTTATCAAGCTCTGACGTTCTCATACTCTTACGCTGCTTCTCTTCTGGCATGCTCCCTCGCCTCCCTTATCTTCCTTTTCCGATATTGGTGCTCTTGATACTGAAAACATTTCAGTGCAAACGCTCCGGCGACAAACGTGACTATTCCAAGTGCTTCATATAAATAAAACAGTTCTTGCTGTTCTACCGAACACCCACCAGCCATACACATAAATCCAAAAGCAATCGCTGTTTTGCTTAATACCTTCGCCGCCTTATAGAACATCTCTCATCCCTCCTTTGCTTGTCCAATTGGTACCGCTTACGCGGTTTTCTCAATGGTATATGTAATTTTCACTTTTTCCTGTTCTTCCAATAAAGAAATCATCACCTGTATGATTTTTTCGATATCGGGTTTCATATATATCACCTACTTTCTATTGAAGTTTATGCGGTGCTGGTTGTACTTGTTGATTTGTCC